AACTTTGATGCCGAGTTTGAGTTTGTCACAAAATTAAAAAGAGATGGAACGCTTGATAATATCACACTCAATATTTATAAGAAAAATGATGGTGGCGATGTTCAAGGAGTTGGTCAAAACAGAAATGATGTGCTTTTATCCTTTGGAGAAAATGTCACAGGGGTTAATCGAAAAGTTGAAAAGTCTCAGATATTTAATTCAATTTATGTCACTGGGAAAGATGGGTTAAGTTGGAAAAACTCTTCCTGGTCAGTTACGAATTCAGAAGGGCAAGAAGAATTCTATAAAAGAGCTGGTGAAAGTTACGCTAAAGCCCCACTATCTGCTCAAATGTTCCCTTCACAACTTCAATCTTCTAGCAGTGATATCTTTACCAATAAAAATGTAGCAACCGAATATACTACAGTCAATGCAATGTGGGGCTATGCTTTAAGTCAGTTGAAACAGTATGCTTATCCATTAGTGACTTATGAAGTATCAGCAACTAGTGATTTGACTGTTTCAAGTACTGGAGACGGTATACCTCTTCATATTGGTGATACGGTCAGAATTCAAGATAAGAATTTCATTGATTCTGATGGAAATGTTGGTTTGTTTTTGTCGGCTCGTGTGAGTGAATTAGAAATAAGTTTCACTAACCCTACAAGTAACAAAATTACATTTTCGAATTATATCAAGCTTAAAAGTGAAGTGTCTGATGATTTAACTGCTAGAATGCAAGAAATTATCAATGCTAATACTCCTTACCGTCCTGATATCACTTCTACCAATGGCTTGCAATTTAAAAATGGAACGGGAACGACTACACTAGGCGCTCATATCTATTTTGGGTCAGATGACAAAGAAACAATCGCAGACAGCTATGAATGGTCGAAGGATGGAACGGTTGTCGCAAACGTTCAAGAAATCACTGTGGATGCCAGCGGAGTTGTGGATAAAGCAGTTTATAGTTTCAAAGCAACAATTGCGGGCAAAGTAGTCGCAAGTCAGTCGGTGACTATCACTAATGTGGATGATGGAACTAGCCCAATTAATCTAGTTATTGATTCATCTAATGGCTATCAATTTAAAAATAATATCATTAATACAACTTTCACTGCGATACTTTATCAAAATAATAAAGAAATTGATAGTGATGGAACAAAATTTGCTTATATATGGTCTAAAACTAACTCTGATGGAACAGTAGACACCGCTTGGAATCTTGCTCATCAAACAAGTCAGAAATCAATTACAATCACAAATAGTGATGTTTGGCAGAGAGCTACATTTGATTGCACTGCAGAGCCACTTAATTAATAGGAGGAATAAAATATGTCAATTGTCTCAAGTGGACAAATCACAATCACAGATTTATCAGATGGGATGCAACTCAATGCTTTCATCACAGCGAGTGGGGTGACTACTCAAACTTATGATGCAACAGCTCAAACATGGTCACCAAGTTATGCGACTACTCCACAAGTTTTAACGCTCAACCTTACTAAAGCAGGGAGTACAACTTCTGTTATTAGTGGGATTTCAGGAAACATTACTTGGACACGAGCAGATGGAACGGCAACAACAACTATCACTTCAACTACTAATACTGATACTCAATATATGAGCGGAAGTGCAAATAGTGTATTGACAACAAAAGTCAATGTCCCAATTGCTAACTCAGCATCACGATTCACTGCTTCTGGATTATGGGTTGACCCTAATACAGGTTTAAATGTTCCGTTCTTAGCTGTTTTAGATTTAACTGTTGTACAACTTGCTAAATCAGCTGTTCTTGCGAATGTTTATGCTGGAAATGGTGGAGCATTCTACAATTCTATGCCTGCAAGCTTAACAGTTAACGCTGATTTGTATAAAGGGGGGCAACTCTCCGCAGGAAACAAGCAAATATTCTTCGGTTATGCAGATAGTACTGTAACTACAACTGGTTCAACTGGTTATAACTCAAACCTTGGATTAGGCTGGCATTTATGTACTTCATCTACAACTGGTCAAACTCCCAATGTAGCAGCGGGAACAAATACAACTTCTCAAGGGATATTAACAGTTCTACCAACGGCTATTACGAACTCGCAAAGTTATAAGGCGGTAATCATTGACCAAGCAGGCGGTACAGCAGGAACGGCAGTTAGTGGTATATGTACTCTTCTTGATTATACAGACCCATTAACTTGTACAATTGATAGTACAGCAGGTAGCATTTTTAAAAATGGTTCTGGTACAACAACGCTTACTTGTCGAGTGTTTCAATCTGGTGCTGAAATTGATACAGCTGGAACAACCTATACTTATAAATGGTCTCAACGTGACCAAAACGGCGTATTAAATGCTAATTTTGGCGGTACGGGCAATCAATATAAAACTGGTAAAACAATTAGTGTTGCGGCGACTGATATCAATGTCAAAGCTCAATATACATGCGAGGTGAATCAATAATGAAAAGTACATTTTATGCCAATATTGAACTTGGGGGAGAAATCACACAAGTTAGCTTTGAAGCAACAAGCGCAAGTGATGTGATTGAACAAATCTGGCGGACTTATGGTATCTCCACTCCAATTATTGAAATTTGGGCGGAGGTGACTGATGGCGATAGTAGCAAGCAATAGCCTCACCGTAAGTAACGTTAATGATGGGACAATAACTCATACAGCCTATGCTTACAGCGCAGACGGTACCGATAGATTCACGACTGTTTATCCGAAACCTAACCTTTTAAATGGAACTAAAGTTCATGATATTTTCAAAGGAACCGGAACAACAAACGCTGGCGGAACACAAAAATACACTCTTGACAAAAGTCTTAAAATAAGTGACTTAAAATTAAGTAGATACCAAGATTTAATTTTTGAGTTTGACTGGAAAGCTACTGGAACAAATCCATCAGGAACTTTCGTTTATCAAACTCAAACCTATTACAAAGGAACGAGTGTAACTGTTTCTCCAACAAATACTTCTGGACATGTTAAAAATACATTTTATAACCTACCAGTAACAACAGACACTTCAACCTTTATGAATATTAGACAAGATAATATCCCTACAACTGTCACAGTAGAAATATCTAATGTAATGATGTATATTGTCGATTATTCTCCTTGGATGCCTTCATCTAGCGAAGTCACAACTGCTGACTGGCCAAGCTACATTGGTCAGTACACAGACTTTACGCAAGCTGACAGTACTAATCCATCCGACTACACTTGGAGTTTGATACGAGGAAATGATGGAGCAGCAGGTCCACAAGGTCCACAAGGTCCAACTGGCCCTGCTGGAAGTAACGGTAACCCAGGAACAAGCGCGATAAATATCGATCTATCTAATAAATCGTATAACTTCCTTGCAAATCTTGAAGTATCAGACTCAGGATCAGTCATGCAAGCAGTGGCAGGAAGTACTACCACGACATTTACAGCGCTTCAAGGAACGGCAGCAATTAATATCACTGCATTGACCTGTACGACAACATTACCAACAGGTATGACCGTTTCTATTGGTACTTTAAATGCACTGTCAGTAGTTGTTACTATTTCTGTTGATAATACCATGATTACGCCAAATGGAGTACTTAACTTTTCAATAACGGCAGGAGGGGTTACAACAACAAAAAGTTTTAGCTATTCTCTTGCGATTAATGATTTAACAGTAATTAATTTGGCAGCTATTAATTCTAATCTTGGTAATGTTAAAAACATCTACTCTCACTATAACGGTTCAGATGGCGGAACCTATAGTGGAACAATAGAAATTAATGATGAAAATATTAAAATTACTGCGACTAATGATAATAATAGTAATGAAGTTTCTAAAACACAGATGAATGGTGAAAATGGAATATGGCATAGCACTAAACTACAAAAAACAAATTCACCAGGGGTATATGTTTTAAGTAATTGGTCACTTACTGGAGCAACTTTAAGCTTTGAAAGCCAACAATCTGATTTAACTTATCCAAATGGATATTATTATGCTTCGTATGGTATTGACGTGCATGCTAGAAATATCGTTGGCGACAGTATTTCTCAAACAAATGACGTTAGAACTTGGACGCCTATTACGCTTAATAATGTTACAAGTGCTGTTTTGATGTATCAAATCATCAATGGTGTTATTCACTTAAATGGTCAAGGAAATTGGGGGAGCTTCACTGCAAATCAATCAAAAACTGTCGCTACGCTTCCCGCTGAATTACGCCCTACACGTACAGTTAATAAAGTGATTACTACTCAAAATACAAACAATAACGATAAGCCTATGGAAATTCAATTTCAAGAAGGTGGAAATGTTAACATTTGGTCTATGCCAGCATCAACTAGTGGACGTTATGGCGGTTTTGAAGAAAGCTACCCTTTGGGATAGAAAGTAAATAGAAAGCAGGGGTTATGGAATTAAAACAGCTCGTAGAGCAGCATGAGACTAAACTCAAACAGCACGATAAAGAATTATCTCGGCTTAATGATATGTCAGTCGAAATGCAAAAGCAAATGAATGACGGTCTGACTCGTGTGGATGAATCAAATCGCTTTTTAAGAGAACAGAACACTCGCCAATCTGAGCAGAATGCTCAAATACTGCAAGCTGTTATCAAAGGTAATGAAAGCTCAGATGAACGACAGTTTCAGTTGAAATTACTTGATAAAACAAACTTTTGGAAGTTAGCGCTTGGAATCGGAGGTTCTGCAGCAGCAATTTTTGCAGCATTAACTGAAATAATCAAAGTATTTTTTAAATAAAGGAGAAAGAAAAATGAACAATAAAACTTACGACGCTATTAAATGGATTGTTGTCACAGTATTGCCTGCTGCCAGTGTTTTTGTCGCAGCGCTAGGTCATATCTATGGTTGGGGAAATACAGATGCAATTGTAGCAACATTGAATGCTGTAGCTGTGTTCTTGGGTGCAACAATGCATATTAGTACCGCTAGCTATAATAAAAAAGAAGGAGAATAAATGACACTAAAATTTGTGGACGTTGCGTCACACCAAGGGAACTATATTGTTGGTTCTAATGGTGAGGATGGTGTTATTGTCAAAGCAACACAAGGAACAGGTTATGTTAATCCAACCCTTGACTTTGTTGCTCAACAGGCGATTTCAAAGGGAATCCCTTGGGGAATTTATCACTACGCTGGGGGAGAAGACCCCAACGCAGAAGCAGACGCTTTTATCCAAAGTGTGCAATGTTATCTGAATGTGAGCAATCCTCCTAACTTAATCCTTGACTGGGAAGAGTATCAAAACGCAGCTTACAGTAATGGCGGTTGGGCAGAAACCTTCTTGAAGCGCATTAAAGATAAAACAGGGGTGCAAGCTGGTATTTATGGCAACTCAGGCGATCTGTCACAAATGACTCAATGGGTTGTTGATAATGCTTGGGTTTGGTTTGCGGGATATCCGTTCGCCGCAGGAACAACCTCAATGATTCAAGATTGGTCTTATCCAAACTTCCCTTATTCATCAGGTAAATTCAAAACTATCACTGGCTGGCAATTTAGTTCGCAACCACTTGATAAATCAGTATTTTATCTTGAAACTGCAGACTGGGCTAAACTGGCCAATTCAGACAAGGTAAATCAAACAAGTAATGGAACGTCAGCTCCAACTCAAACAAATTCAAACAACAAAGAAAGCGAAGAGGAAGAAATTATGTTTTTTGTAGAAACAGTCGAAGGAAAAGTATATCAAATTATCAATGGAATGTATTCTTACGTTCCTACGCCAGCACTATATAAGAACTTGAAAGCAACATTCCCTAGTGCGAAAACGATAAAAATGTACGAAGGTGAAATGACGAAAATGTATCGTAAAAATGTTTAA